TTTTGTGGGCTAACGGTGCCGGTGTTGTTAAACGGAGTCACAACAGCCGAGCTGCTGGTAGCCGAAACAAACACGTTCTGGAATTGGCCAGCGGTGATGATTGCAGGAGAGACCGTCACCGATGCCGAGCCACCCGAAGCAATCGTCACAGCCGAAGTCACAACAAAGTTGCGCAGACGGTTGGTGCCGTAAGGCTGACGGTTCTGTGGGTTGACCGCAAACACGTTAGCGATGGTGATCACGTCGCCCTGCTGGATCGGTGCCGCTGCCGAAGTTGCCGAGATGGTGATCGTCGATGACGATGCCCAACCAGACGTTATTGAGCCGGTGAAGGTTGCCGTGTTGGTTGCCAGCGTTGCAGCAGCGTAGGAACCGAACGTCTGCGAAACCACGTTCTGATCCATTTTCCAGCGCATACCAGCCGAGTCGGTGCCCATCATGCCCTTTTCGTACTGGTCGCTGATCTTTTGGCTAGGCATAAACAGCCCTTTCAGCGAGTCAACGATGGTAGCCGAGGTAAATGGCTCGACGATACAAGCACGACGACCGTCGCGTGGTGCACCTTCTGAGTCCAGATAAGCCTGGCCGGTCAGGTAGGTCAGCAGCGAGGTCGGTGGCACTCCGGCTGTCCCGACAATATTGGCCACGTTGTTCTTGGCAAGCACCAGACCATCACGGTCGATCTTGTTAGCAATAGCAGCAACGCCAGGCTTGATAACGCGATCCGAGAACATATCCAGCGACAGAGCCAAGTCAGCGGTGCTGAACTGGGTATCAACGTGGAATTGGGTATTCAGCGTGACGGGAATTGAAGTCTCGTTGAAATCTTCAACCGACAGGTTAGGACCCGTGGTTCCAATGAAGCGTGCTGGTTTACGGACATTGACCGTACTTCCAATTTTCGCCCCAACTACAGAAAATTGATCATCATACTCACGGTTTACCTCGGAAGTGAACGTAAGTTCGTTCTCCAAAACCATAAGAGCTTCATTGGTGATCTTACTAATCGTAAGTAAGGTATTGGCCATTTTATTTCCTTCGCGTCATAGACGCATTAAATCTGTTTACCTAATCTTGCCGGCTTGTCTAGCCGCTTTCCATGCTGCATATGTCCCATGAAATTCGCCTTTGGAATTCACGAGATTGTCAGCGGTTGCGTTGCTTGACTTGATAGGGTTGATCGGGGCTGGTGCCTTGCTTTTTACCACAGATCTCTCAGGCTTGCTAGTTTCAGATTTATCAAACTTTGCTTCGAGCTTACCAATGGCTCTCAACGCTTGAGCCGGCGTCAAATCATTAAAGGTTCTGGCCTGATCTTGATTTGATGCAAGGTGATACAGGATTTGTGGTCCTACGTCTGACTCTAATATCGCGTCCCGAATGTGATTCGGCACAACAACATCGCTTGACGCCACCATCTCATCAAAATCGTCAATCTCAGCCTTTGCCGCTTCGAGCCGTTTGGTCCAAGTCTGCACGACCTTCGCCTGCTGCTCTTGCGCTTTCCTTTCCTGATCCTGCCGATCCCGCTCTTTAAGTGCCCTTTCAGCGCTAAATTCAGCCAATGCTTCTGCGTATTCAAAAGCATCCGTGAATTGATCCGGCGTAGGCTTGGCATCAGCAACAGGAGCCTGTCTCGGCGCCTGCCCTTGCTCCAAAGCCGCCAGCCGTGCTTCCAGCGCTTCCCTGGCATCACGCTCACGCTGGGCGTCTGCCCTGGCCTGTTCGCGTTGCCTAGTCAGCTCTGAAAACCGCGCCTTCAGCTTGCTCGGTTTACCTTCGTTCTCTACGGCTGGTGCTTCATCTTCTGCTTCTGGCTCATTCTCAACCTCAGATTCGATTGGCTCTGCTTCTTCAGCAGCCTCAATCTCGCCTTCGGGAGCTAAACCCAGTTTCTGTGCAAAAAATTCGGCCTGATTCTCACTTGTGACAACTTGCGTTGTCTCTCTTGGTTCGCTCATGGTTACCCACGGATTTTCCCGGTGAAACGCGCCGGTACGATTGCGCTTATATAACCCGCTTTTGCATCGGTGTCAAAGACTATTGCATAAACGGGTTTTGCTCTTGGTCAATGTCCTGCACGGCATAGGTCGCAGCCATCATTTGCTCAGCATTTCGCCGCTCAATCTCACGTGCCAATGCGTCAATCGGCATATTGTGGATTAGCAAGTTAACCAGAGCGTCAATTTCGGTCTTGTTTTGACTCGTAATCGACCGAGTGTTTTGATCATTGACCTTAACCTCGGCCATTGTCTCGGTGTTATGCGCTCGAGCGGTGACGTCCATGAGCTTGCGCTTGTTCGCCCCTTCTTCTTTGATCTGCGCCACCTGGCCGCGATTGTTGATCTCGAGCTGCATTGCTTGCATTTGCTGCTGCATCATCTGCATCTGCTGCTTGGCCTGAGCGAGCTGCATCTGGACCTGTGGCGGTATATCTGACTTCTCATCAATCTGCGCCAATGGGTTTACCGCTGCGAGCCGGTCGGCAATAATCTCAGCACCGGGGAAATCCATTTGCCTAAATACCAGATCGCCAGCAGCCTGGAACAGCTCTGGGCTTGCGCCAATGAGCGGCATCATTGCCTCGACCGCCTGGATGCGCCGTGATGCGTAGCCAGGGCCCGTGTCCATGCTGACGTCGTACTCGCCAACGGTCACGTCGTTCAAGACTCTCCCAACTTGGGAGGCTGCGTTAATGGTGATCAAGTCTGGCTTACCATCGACGCCGATAATCCGCATCACGCGCTCGGAGTCGTAGATCTTCGGCACCAGATCCAAGATGATTCGACCAGTCTGGGCAATGGATTTGGTCAAATTATCGTAGTAATGATAATTCGTCATGTCCACTTGCTGTTGCTGACCATTCAGCGCTTTACCGCTGATGTTGCCGGTCGGCAATTGGCTTGGATCAAAGACGCCAACGACCTGTTGCAGATCGTTGCTGACAGACTCGGCAGCAGCCATGATTCCAGCAGGCGGTGGCTCGGGTTGCAAGCGCGTCGGAACCGGCGCCATCCGGCCCTCAATGTCGGTCTGCTTGTAGCGCAGCACCGGCGTTGCTTTGATGTTTGCCGCCGCCCACTCAGTCTCGTGACCTTCGTCTTGACCTTCTGCCAAAAGCCATTTTGCTTTTGGTGCGAGCGCAATCGCCTCGGTCATCGAGGTCTGCCAGAAGTTGTACATTTTTTGAGGGTCTTTGGCATAGCGCACCAGACCGTATTTGATTGACTTGCTGTCAATGACGATCCGACCGCCGTAAACCGGCACAACCGGAATGTACTTGCCTGGCCAGTCCCGCTCCTCGAGGATCTCCATCGCCGTGAGCTTGACCCACTTGACCACCTTTTTGTAGCTATCCCGCTCGCCGACAATCTCAAGCCCATTTGCAGCCATGAACTCCTTGCTCGGGAGCTGGTCTTTGAACAAGCGTGACTTGTCGTTCAACAGGTAGAGCTTTGCCGGCGTGCGTTCAATGTAAAAGTATTCGGCAATCCGAATGTCTTCCTTGGTCACCCACTCAGGGTTGCTATCGCCACCACCTCGAGCGCTAAAGCTGCCACCATCGTCAGCGTCTGGGTACAGATCCCGAAACTTCTCCTTGCTCATGATCGTCGTGATCAAGCATTTCTCTTGATCGGAACCATCCAGAGCCGTGGAGTTTGGATCGAAGTAGACGCTGAACGGGTTTTCGATTGACTCGATGTAAATCTCTTGATCAAACGACTCAGGAGACGTGTAGTCGGTGACCACGCGCCAGTAGCCCCAACCCATACGCACGGCGTACTCAAACGCCTTATCGTAAGCACTATCGGCGTCGCTGTTGATCTCAATGTGCCGGCAGATACCCTCGACAACCTCGGCTGTTTCCTTGTCTGCATAGCTGTTGCACGGATGCACCTTGATCCGGGGACGCTGCTGGCGCTGCTGGTTGGCGATCTGCCGGCAATAGGCATCGAGCTTATTTATCGTCAAGCACGGCCTGGCTTCCAGGTTTCGACTGTTCTGGATCTCCACCGGCCATTGATCGCCGCTGACAAAGCGCAGATCGTCCAGCGCATCGCTACGATTGACGCTATCGGCTTCGCTCGCCAGCCGGAGGAATTGCATCGCGCTTGCAATGCGTGAGTCTTCGCCGTCGTTTTGATAGCTCGCCATGATTAGCTCATCCAATTCGTAGGTAGTGTGAACGTCTGTTGCTTCTTGCGTTGTTTAGGCTCGTTGACCATCAGTCCGATGTATCTAAACGCATCTGCGCCGTGCGAATAATGGTCGTGAAGTGGTGACTTTGAGAATCCACCCGTCTCTGGATCGACTTCGTAGCGGTAATGGCGCAGACAGGCAAGACCTTCCGCGCAGGCTTCTCGGTCGAACCAGCAGTTGTTGAAAATAGTTCTCGCAGCATTGATGGAGTCAGCAATTGGCACTCGAGGAATGATTCGGGTCTTGTATCCCGCCGCTCTGACAATCTCCTCAATAGATTTGCCAGCAGCGGCAAGCGTTTTGTTCTCAGCGTCGTGCGGAAGCCACAACGTGTCGTAATGGTATCCAAAGGTCTGCAATTGCGCTAGGTAATAGCTGATTGTCTTTTGATTGTCCTCCATGTAACGCAG